ATTGCCTTCCATACCGCATGCCTGGCATGTGTAACCATCTCGTTGCAGTATGCGTTGCCTAATCTTTCGCCACTTAGATGTTGAACCATTGTCCTTTAATGCACTGCTCATCAGTAGTACCCATGTTTCATGTGGAACGTCCAAGCATTGCATGGCGTTTGATAACGAATTGTGACATAGCGAATGGTTGCGTCTATCTGTCTGAATGGGTCAAGGTCACGGTAATGCTTTGACCGCATTTGACCCAAACCGAAATGACTACCGTTCTTTGCACGATACGACCAACGTGATTCCTTCGTGATGATCTTGTTGAAGCATTGAAATTCTTTGTAGTCCAGAATCCTTGAATGTGCATAAAGTTTCAAATGATCAATTGAATAGTTTGCTGATTCAGCTGCTGGAATGCTTGTTATTGAAAGCACTGCCAATAAGGCATAGACCTTGCCCATTAGATCGATTCGCCCTCGCGCGCTCACCGCCTCAGCGGCGCGCTTCAAGCGATTAGATCGTACCGCGCCTGTCAAGCAAATGAATAACTTACGCATGGCGTTGGGCGTGTCCCACAAGGCTTTTGCACCTGTGCATAAGTTCTGTGGATAACTTTTCATTGATGTCCCCAGCCGTCACCCTTGAATGAAATGCCAAAAGTTGAGTACCTGCGACTCATGTTTGTCCCGCAGCAGATTGGATTTCGTTCGTCATGGATTGACTTATCCACCTCAACACGGATTTTGCACACCGTGCATTCAAACTCATAGATTGGCATTTGAATTCCCTATCTGTGCAACCCCCATGACTTCGCACTTCGTGCATTGAATTACTTCCACACCTTCGGGCAGGTTGTCCGTGATTTTGTGGATTAACTGGGTCGTGATCTTCTTGCATTTCCTGCATTCAAATTGAACTTTGTCCATAATTGGATTTCCTCAAATTCTCAATTGGTTGAAGATTGATTTGGGTGACCCACCAATTCGGTTGCTTGGAATGGCGGTATTTGGCACGCTGGGCGATCGCAATGGGAATCCAGCCAGCAATGAAGTAGTGCGGTGCTTGACCTGTAACCAGCACTGCAATGTCATTTGGTCGGTCGTATTCGTGAACAATCAATTGACCTGCAACGTACTTAGTCCAGCGGACTTCGATCTGACTGCCAACGTCAGCTGCTTCCTTATGCTTTGAAATAAATGGGTCATAGTCTGCATTCAAGTATTTGGCAACAACCCATTCAGCCCCAAGGGCTTCGGCGTATTGTGCAATCAATTCGTGCAGGTTTTTGTCCTTCGTATAAGTCGAATCCATGCCTGGGTGCAAGAATGTGTCAGCCTTGTAATGACTGACCGCTGCTTCATGGCACGTGATTTGCTCTTGACGTGTCAATTGCATTTTCAACGGCATCCACCGCATAGCCAAGCCAGTTTTTCGCCCGCCTGTCCTACCTTGTAACCAAATGGATCAAGTTTTAGCAATTTGTCACACCCGTCGCATTGTTCGACTTTGTATTCGGCAATCACTTCACCGTTTTGCAGCAGTTTTGCCGTCATGCTTTGTGGGTAAATGATTTCAATAAGGTCGCTCATAAGTGCAACCGATCTTCGCAACGCTTGCAGAAGAAAACGACCAGCGAATCATCACGGTCGTATTCGTTCACCTGGGTAAAGTCGTCACAATCTGAGCAGTTTTCAACCCCGCCGTATCCGCTGAAACTGTAAATGTGGCCGTCGGGTGACGTGTAAATCTTCTTTAAATCGCTCATACCTGGGGTGCCCACTTTCCTGACGAAGTCAGCACGTACCAACGTGGCGTGCATTGCGTTGCCTTCGTGCGTTCGGTGCAGAAATACCCGCCCCAATTCTTTGGCGCACCTTCAGCGGCTTGTTTCCAAATCATGTGACCATGGCTGCATTGCGGTGCTTCCTGAACTAACTCACCGCCCAATTGCTTGGCAATTTCGTCCATTGATGAACCCAGTGACGGAATGCCTGACTGCTCGGCTTCAGCTGCGGTCTTATGGCTTGGCACATCACCGAATTTGGTTGTCCAATAGTCATAGTCTTTTTCAGCGTTGGCGATCTTGGCAGGTGTGCGTTCAACCTGTTCCATGATTTCCTTGGTGCTTCGTTCCGCACCGCCCATGACCAATTGCTGAACGCGCATAATTGCTGAAGTCACTGTGTCCTCAACGAACCAGCGTTTCATGTTTGGCTGGTAAGCGGCTTGGTAACCGTAGGCATAATCAATGCCTGCTGGAATCATGTCGTTTTCACGGTATGCACGTGCTTCAACTAAGACATAACCCTTTTCGGCACTAAATTCAACAATGCGGGTTTCAATGCGACCAGTTGGGTATGTTGCCAACCAGCGTTCTAGGCGTTCACGGCTTGCTTCGTAATTGTCCAAGAATCCCATTATTTGACCGCCTTGTTTGCTATGTGGCGAACCATTGCCTTACGGCGTGCAATGCCTTCGCGCTTGCCTTCTTTGAAGCCTTTGGCATAGCCAGCAGCGGCTGAAATCACCATAAGAATGATGACCAGCACCAAACGCCCTAATGTCTCAGGGTCTAATAGATCAAGTACCATTTTTGAATTCTCCCGATTCTTGGCGGTAAGTGTTACCACCTGAACTCAGGGTGACGCATGATTGGCGCGCGGTCAAGAACCTTGCGTGTTTGTCGGCGTGTCTGCGGGCTTTGGCTTCGATTTCAACCCATTGCCAGCAAGCACACCGCCAAGCGAACCAGTCAAGAAAATTGCCAGGGTTTTCAATAGATCAATAAAGGCTGCGTCATTAGGTGCTTGCGCCCCGATTGGTTGAGTCACAAAGATAAGCGCGTACGTGATTCCAATGGTCACAATCAAAAATACCATTGCCAACGTCGTGCCAATTATCAGAATCAGCTGCGCGTGGATTTCCTCAGGGGTTTTGCGTCGGGCTGGTTTGTCCCGATTCAATTCCAAGTATGTCGTCAGTGCATGTTCCAGTCGGGACGCATTGCGGCGGCTGGCATTCTGGTTTCGACCAGTTGTCGTATTCTTGGCATTCATAACGAATCCACCCTTGATACCCGCAAGCGGACTGGGTTAGTGCAAGTGCCCAAACCAACCCAGCCGCTGCGAATCGTCGGCTCACTTCCCCGTAGAACCGAAGGCTTTGTCGTTTGGATTCAACCAGCGCAAGATCACTGGCGCAACGGCTGCAACGCCGCCCATTGCTAAAGTCTTTGGATCAGTCACGCCCGCCATGTATAGGGCAAGTGCTGCCGCCATAAATGAACGCGCCCACGACGCTGCTACTGCTTTGGCTTCGACCATTTTTTTGCCTCTTTCTTCGGCTTCGCTGCCGTTGTTGGTATTTCGATTTTCGGAAATTCGCCCTTATACGGCACAAATTTTGGAATGCCGAAACCGACGATTTCCTTGCCTTCACCGTATGAACGAACCTTCACCATTACCATGCCGCCGTTGCGCTGGTCGCCTGTCCCGCTGGTGTTGCCTTCGATCGTCAAACATGTCTTTGAATCGATAAGTCCGACAACAATTCCAATGTGTGAAATGCGATCAACGCCGTCATGTGGAAAGTCCATGAAAGCCAGGTAGCCCAGTTGTGGCATACCTGACCAGCGTTGAATCTCTTTGAATTTATGTGCGCCAATTGCAGTGCTGACAACTGAATGAATTTTGATTCCTGCCTGGGCTGCGCACCAATTGACAAATGAACCGCACCAAGGCAAACCGTCAGCCTTTGTGAATTTGCCGTACTTTGTCAGGTTGTCGCCTTCCTCAACCGTTCCAACTTCAGCTGCTGCAACTTCAATCAACCTGGCGTTTGTGCCTTGCGGGTAAGTCATTCGTCAGCAACCATTGGTGTGGATTGTTCCGCTTTCAAGCGGTCATAATCAGCCTTATGCATTGAAGTAAATTCCCCGTTGCCTCGGTCAATAATGATGTGCTCAATAGTTTCGCCAAAAGCATTTTCTAAACTGATGATTTCGATTTTGTCCATTTTATAACTCCGCACTAAATCCGATGTAGGCAGTAGCATCGGTAACTGTTGATAATTGATAAGGACGATACTGGGTCAATCCACTAGATACATTTGCTCTAATGTTGGCAATGTCGGTTGTTGTTACTAAATCGTTGTTAATTGCCAATGTTGTGATGTTTGTAGCAGTTACGCCATCAAAAATCTGTATTGTGCCGCCATACTCAATAGCCGTTGGGCGTGTTCGCATTGTTGTTGGTAATTTTGTCTGCAACATAGCACCTGTTGTGGAGATTGCTTGACCTATTGCAAGGTTGCTGTAATTTGTTGCAGGTGTTGCTCGGTAATAGTACCTCTGAGCCGCGGAAAGTTCTCCTTGAAGTGTTCCAGCATAGGTCTTAAATGGTGTTGCTACTGAACCGATTTCTAATTGCACGCCTGTCACCTCA